CCGTCCTCACCAAATCCAATTGCTGATAAAGCAGCAGTTTTCTCAGATTCTAACATAGCCATCTCTAAGTAATCGGTAAATCTAGCTCTAGTATCACCTTCAGCTTTTAAATACCAAAGATATCCACTCTGTCCTTCTTCACCAGAAACTTCAACCCAACCAATTTGAGAAGCATCAGATCCAGAGATCTCGTAGTAATCCTTCATAATGATTGGTTTGTTGCTGAATGATTTGAATGTAGGTGTATTAGCACCTCTTGTTTCAGTTTTATACGTACCAGTATGATCAGTATAAGATTGTCCTTTACCGTACTCAGAACCTATAACTAATAATGTTGCTGCACTAGCACCAGTAGCGTGACTAGTCAAAACAGCTTCATCATAAGCTTCAAGCGAAACAATTGCTGAATTTGGAGTTTCTACTACTAAACATTTTGAAACTTTACCAGCACTTGCAAGAAGTACAATGTCGTTAGTTCTAATACCGTGAGATGCTGGAGTAAATCCGTCAGCCAATATGTTTCCATCAATATCAGATATAACTTCAAATGTACCGTTTGTATCACCGGTTAAATCTACCGTACCTTTGTAAGATAGGTGTAATCTTGACTGCTCAGACCAAATAACTTGGTCAGATGTCATAGATTCTTCAGCCCCAACTTGTGAAAGAAATCCTGAAATAGTTCTCGGTCCGAAAACTTCAGCTTCTTTCTCCATTAGGTCTGGTAAATATTGTTGCGCCCATCCGTTTGTACCGGACGCAGTAAAATCGATATAATTTGAAGCTAGCGTTTGTTGCTGTGAAGCAGCCACGCTATTCAAATTAGTCTGTGCAGTAATTGCCATAATTTTTTATTTTTAATTTGTTATTTTTTACTTTTAATTTTAAACGTAGAGTTTGATCTACTATCTTCCCCTAATACTTTAAACTTCATTCCACTATTATCAATTGGAGTTCCGTGAGATTCTCTAGGACTCATATCAATGTTTTTAGAATTAGCCATACTATCTTTTAAAGCGTCGGCTTTTCCTTGTTCGTAGAAATGATTCGCAATAGCATCAGGATTCTGAGCAGTAAACAAAGATTTATGATAACCAGTAGCGTCTTCCATTTGACTATTTTCATTCAAAAACTTTTTGATGAAATTATTAATATCACTTTGGCTTTCTTTTACTTGGTTTGGATCTTTAATATTAAACCTATATTTCTTGTCTCCAACTTTATATTCAAAACCTTTGAATTCATCGTTAAAAACCTCATTGGTTTTATTTAAAAATCTATCTTTTGCTTGACTGTGAATCTTTTTAGTGCTCTCAGACTCTTTGTTGTGTCTATTAAAGAAATCAATAGCTTTTTGTTGTTGAGAGGTCAACTTTGACCCAGCTTTAATATCTTCATAGTATTTGGACTTTAACCCGTCCAGGTGGGTTTTAGCGCTGGCAACTTGCTCTTTAAGCGCTAGTTTTTTTCTTTTAACTTCTCTATCCTCATCCATGTCTTCGTCGAATGAAAACTGATCTTCCATTAGGAAATCTATTTCATCTGTCTCCAAGTGAGGTTTTGTATTTTTGTAATATTCTTTTAATAGAGTTTGATTATCCATTTCAGAATAGTCTCTATTTAATTTAATATAGTCATTTAAATCTCCTCCAGTATCCTCCATAAAGTTCATTAGTTTTTGAACGTTCTCTGGAAGTTCTTTACCTGTCTCTATTGACTCTGTAATTTCTTTCTCTACAGTTTGAGCTATACTCTCAGCTTCAACTACTTCGTCTGTTATTTCTTGTAATAGGGGTGTTTCTTCTGTAGTCTCTACTTTCCCCTCTTTAACTGGTGCTGATAAATCTACTTTAACAATATCTTCAGCTTTTTTAGCTAATTCCTTAAGATCTACTTTAATGATCCCATCTTCTGGTTCTTGAAACTTTTTCATTTTAGGTTTTTTAACCTTTAACTTTTCTACTGTTTCGTCTACCTTTGGTTGTTCAACAGCATCTACAACTGTCTCTTCTTTTTTCTTTTTTGCCATAATATAATATAATAATAATTAATAATTGTTTGTTGTTTATTTAGGATCGAAAGCACCCAATCTCATACCTCCACCTATAACGTCGTTACCAGAAGATTCAAAACCTTTTTTAGTTATCTCACTCATTAGTTTTTTATCTTCCATTTGTTTTTCTTGAAGGTTTTTACTTTGTTGTGTTTTTGTTTCTCTAAAATCCTTATTCTCGTCTTTGATGCTTTCTCTTTGCTGTATCATTTCCAACTCCATTTGCTTCATCTTCATATTCAATTCAAACTCGTGATCCATTAAAGCTTTTTTAACTTCAGCCTCAGCGTGTAAACCACCTTTTTTGATTTCACCTTTTTGAGTTTCTAATTGTATTTCATTCTGTAAAGCGGCTTGAGCTTTTTGCATTTCCGCTTGAGCAGCGGCTTGAGTTTGTTGATTGTTTGCCTCTGCTTGAGCTTGCATGTTTTCTTGTTGCATTTGTTGATCTTTCTCCATCTTCTTTTTTCTCCTGATTTTAAGAAGTTGGTTTGCTAACTTAATATTCTTAACCTCTCTTAAATCAATAACATCTTCTAGATCTATTGTTTGTTGAGAAAGAGCGGTTTGTATATTATTCTCTAACAATTGTTTTTCTTCTTCATCTGGAGCTAGTTCTAAGAATATTCCAAAATCATAAAGATGTAGATTTTTCATTTCTTGAAGTGTAGCCACGTTGTGAGATCCGATAGCTTGCACGAAAGCGTTTGCTGTTGGAGAATACTCTAATATATCTGATATTCTTAAAGTGAGTTGTTCGCATATACTTTGTGTTATAAATGCTCCACCCTGTAATATATGTCTTGTCGCTGTGTTTGAATTAGCCGCTGCTAGTTTTTGAACTCCAACTAAAGCTTTTGGATCTGGAGTTGCAGCATCTCTAGCTTCGTTTAACCCAGTCGTATCCCTAATCATTTGTAGATAATAGTTATACGTACCGATTAAACTTTGCATTTTAGTTCCACCACCAGACTGTATTTCTTGAATAGGAATTTTACCCGCGTTTTGCCCACCATCTCCAGTCATTGACCTACCTATAATACTACCAGTTTGGAAGAACATATTTAAAGCTTCTTGTGGACTATAATTAGTTCCATTACCTAAATCAATCTCTGCCAACCCATCAGCATCTAAATAAATTCCATCTGGAATCATTCTAGACATAACTTGTTGTAATTTAAGATGTGTAAGTTGAATCATATCTGCAAACCCAGTAATTCTACCAACTAAAGACTCTATTCGTCCTTCGTACATTCTTGGAGCCACTATAGAATAGTTCATAGTAACCTTATTAAAGTCACTTTTAGGACGCATCATATTTTTAGCCTTTTCCCATTTGAGCATTTTTTTAGTACCTAGTACTAAAGCTCCCTCATATAAACACTCTATTTTCCTCCCAATTCTTTCAAAGGCTAAATCTTCCCCTGTTGGTGGGTTAAAACTATCATCTTTTTCTATAAGCTTCTGTAGACCAGTTGATGTTTCTTTCACTTTGTAAACCTCGTGAACGTAAGTCTTGTAATTAAAGTAAAGAATGTCTATCTTGTTTTCATCCTCTTGATCACGCCCACCTCCAAATCTACTATTCCTGCTATTATATCTGTGGTTATTTTTTGTAAGATCTTCTAATTCCCCCTCTGTTATATCTGGGAATTGTTTTATTAGTTCATTTATTGGAATGGATTTTACTTCTCCAACGTAGTATATATCATCAAAATAAGGTGAGTCTGTATGTGAGTAAATTAAATTAGCTGGATCAACATATTCTATTGTAACTCCCTCAGATGTATTAAAACTAGTTTTAGAAGCAGCTATCCCACAAACAGTTAGATCGTATATTAATCTTCTTCTAGTTAAGTCATACTTATTCCCGTCAAGAAGCACATTAATAGCTTGTTCCTCTGCTATTTCAACGGCTTGCTTATAATTTAACGACATGTGTAGATCTAGCTCTTCTTGAGTTTCTGGAGCGTCATCTTCTTTAGCTTCTTTTAAATCTACGTTCAACAAATCTTTTGCCATTTGATCAAACTCCTTAGCTTTCATATCTTTCAAGATACTCTCCATATATGCAGTTCTTTTCTCTACTCCATAAGGATCTTGAGAATAAGCTTTTATAGAGTATTGTCTTTCTGATATACCATTAACCACTATGTCTACAAATTTAGGTATTATTGGGACAGGTTTCCAGTCTAAGTTTAAATAAGACAAATCTCCATTAATAGAAAGTTCGTCTTTGTATTTTTGAATTGATTGTTCTCCTCTAGCATACAATCTTAGTTTGTGAAAATTACTAGTATGGTTAGAAAATCTATTGTTTCCGTTTCTCTCCCCGTCAAACCACTCAGCCTCTATAGCTTGCGCGACCTTCAACCCATAATCGTGGGATGATTTCTCGTTATCGCTAACTACTTGACTTGGAAAATTATGATTACCTCTCATATTATTTTTTAATTAATTTAGACATACCACCTATATTTGAATATTTAGCAATATTAATGTTTAATTTTGGTTTTTCTACGTTTGCGTTTGGAGCGTATAAATGTCTATTGCAAGCCATTATAGCTAAACCAGAACTAATAGACGCATCAAATTTTGTTCTTTTATTTATATCGAATCTACTCCAATCGTTTAATGTTTCATTAAAATATATGTTTCCATAATTCCCATCACCTAAATGACCCACGTGTTCTTGGATATACATTTCAATAGCCGCTGCGTGAGACTGCTTAATATCTTCACTTGAATTGGGTATGCCACCTATTTCTTTTTCTGTCACTGATAATTTATTCCAAACCTTATCTGGTCTATTCATTGAGTACCCTCTATATCCTCTTCTTCTTAAATAATACAATAATCTAGGTTTGTTATTCTCACAAAGTAACGGCATTCCATAAAACACTAAAGCCATCAATACGTCTTCAAAGAATATCTCAGCGGTTTGTGGTCTTGCAACATACTCTAGAAACATGTGGTTTGGAGGAGCGTCTTCCATTGAAAATTTAGTTAATCCATGTAAAGCTCCATTAGATCCTCTGCCATCAACTGTACCTGATATATCATAACTATCACAACCAAAGGCTCCCATGTGTTCGTTCGCTGGATATTTAACACCGTTCTTTATAATTATTTTATTTTGCATATGTTGTGGTGGTGTCCAACTTATTTTAAATCTGCCTTTTGGATCTGGATAAAAAATTACTTGAGTATCCTTTATTCCATTTACCCATTGAAAATTACCCGTATTTACTATTGCTGAACTACCTATGCCTTCATTATAATCTATCTGTTCGTATATTCTAACTAGATTGAATATAGAGTTTTTAGATTCGTCTCTAAACGCGTGCTCTGTAGTTCTAGGAAATTGTCTATAGAATTCGTTTAATCCATCTTGATCAGATTTTAATCCATCTACTTCGTTGTTCCAGTGTTCTATTATACCTATATCTATTAATTCACCATCTGGTCCGAGTACATCATGATCTGGATTATCAAATACTGGATATCCGTACTCGTCAATAAATCCCTCGTAGTTCCATTCCATTGGGATAAACAGAGAATATAAACCAGACTTTGTTTGTCCATTTTTATTTCTTGAAGTAACGTCTGAGGCATTAAATAGTTTTTTGAAATTACTTCCACCTTTATCTAGGGCGTTGGAAGTTGACCCCATCATGCATTTCCCTACTATTCTACTACCTAGCCTTAAACAGGTCTTTGTAACTCTCCAGTTGTTTAATATGTTATCTGGTCTCTCCCACTTACCACTTTCATCATGAACTAGTAAGTTTAGTTTTTCCCCATCATAACTATTATCTCCAGTATTCTTCCAATCAATAGTTGTATCTAAACCTTTTATCTCTTCGAGTTTTTCATTCGTCGTAATCTTCTTCCTCGTAAACTTACTCGCAGGAACACGATAAGCAAGCTCGGATTTTGGACGATCCATTCCGTCTTGTATAGGTTTAAAAAAGAACGGATAATTAATCGATATAGGAACAACCTTATCTGTAAACATTTTCTTTGCATCTGCACCTGATTTTGATAATATACCATATCTACTATCACTTGATATAGTAGCTAAGTTAACTGTTTCAGCTGATGACATGAAAGAAAATCCAGAACGTCTATTCTTAAGATAACATATTCCGTAGCATCTTTTATCCGCCTTACAAGCCTCCCAGAATATATAAAACAATCTGTTCGCTTCTCTAAAGTCTGGAGCTCCGACGTCAATCTTACTCCATTGTAAATACATATAGTGCGTACCAGTTATCCAGGTTGGCTTACCATTGTTTGTGAACCAGAACCCTTTATCTCTTCGATTGAACTCT